GGCATGGAATAGATTAGCTCTCACACTTAATTCATCAACATATGCTTCTGGCAAATTGTTTCTGACTTGCCGCTACCTTTCAACAACCATATCATCTCCGTCTTCTCCATTTGATAAGATGTGCAAAAAACTAATTAGACCTGTAAATTTTGCTGATGTAATGTATATAATGAGATTATATGACGTGATGTCATCATGGCATGTAAGGGATCAGTACACTAGCATATGCCCAATAATCGGCCTTCCGAGGTTTTTTTCACAACTAGAATCATATTGGATGATGTGGGTGCCATGTGAGTTTGCCGATAGCCATAAGAACATGACTGAATGCGTGATAAACCTATATGATGAGGCAAAGTTCCTTGCTGATACTATGAATATAAGAACCCAAGATCTTAGTGATCAGCAATCTCTCCTGAATCATGGACGAATTACAATTAGCAAACTGCGTTCGAGTCTCAAACAGACATGCTCTCTTGACACTGATGGAGTTATGGGCTGGTCTTGGGTTGGAAGTCTTGCATCGGCATATGCGCTTAAAAAACGATCATCACCTGCATCATTTGACAAATCAATGTCAATAGGCAAACAATCACGAGGATTCATTGATCATTTAACTGTCAGACATTCGGCGAGGGTGGACAATTCCAATTTTTTGCACAAGGGGACAGTTGCAGAAATGATGATTGATCAAGGAGTGGACGACTACCTGTCAACAGTTGACCAAACATACAGATATCTTTACAAGAGACCTCCACTTTTCTTTAATCATCCAAAATCAGGCGAGCACAAGGAACGGGAAATATCAATAACAGATCCTGATTCAAGAATATGTCTCACAGATGCTGAATACATATGTGGATCATATGGAAGTTCCACAGGAATCGATTTCCTTAAAGATGCTTCAAAGAATTCAAAGTTTTATAAACAGGCATCTCGAATAATGACTAAGGGAGGATGTATTCAGTCATCAGATGCCACAAGGTATGGGCCAAGCATGTCAAACTTTGCCATAAGCATCATGCTTCTTAGTCTTGGATCAGAATCAATGCATCTTAAATGGTCATCCTCGGTGTATGCAAGACTCGCCTATCGGAGGATGCTTATACCACTAGACATTATGCCATACTTGTCTAAACTATCAACTCACGCTGATACCATATACAAGTCATTGGAGGTCTCCGAGTGGATTAGAAAAATGCCCAGAATGTGCACTGATGGGAAAACTGACTATGTATGGTATACTACATCACATCATATGGGTCAAGGCATGTCTCATCATAGCAGTTCTTTGTTACATGCAGGCGGTCTGGCGATTTCATGTGATTCTGCATCTC